AATCATGTTTGTACCTCGTACTCTTGTATTATCTGCTCTGATGCTTTAACCCACATCTCCTGCATTTTAGTCGGGTAGACATCTATTTTGTAGTTAGACACAACCCATACTGCTACATTGTATGTTTTGCCGTGGGGTGAAAGACACCAAGTTAGATCAGTCATTTTATTCTCCTTTTTCAAGTTTATGAAGGTATTATACGCTTAGATAAGTAAAATGTCAAGAAGTTTTTAAGAAGGGTTGAGCAGTTTTAAGACATACTCAGGTCGGCCCTAAGGTAAGGGCTAGGAAGTGTAGGAGATATACCAGTAGCAGGCACTTTCTTTGCTCGGAAGAGGGGGGCTTATTTGTTCTCCCTCTTCGTGCCAGTACCACACCCAGCAATCTTCTTTTTCATCGTATAACTTTATTAGTTTTATAGTAAGTTCCACCCATGGTTGGCAATTGCATTTAGTATTATAAAGATACAAGTTGCCACATGAAGAAGCCACCAAAAAGTGCGAATGACTGCAACGCTATTAGCTTGACGATCTGTTTCTCCAACTTTCTCTCCTAGTGATTTAGCCCAAATTCTCCAGATACCTCTGATCATTGCATATGTCCTTAGTTTCATCATTTTAATGGCAACTGCCCCTCCTCTAGATACCAAGGTATCTCTGTCCTGCAATCAGGACATAACTTTACATTTTGTGTAGTTATTTGAATTAGGTGAGTGTTACCACAGTTGGGACACTCTTTAGTCGTTTGTTTCATTAGTATGCCCTTCGTAAAAGGCTTCGAGGTTTTTCTTCTTTCTCTCTTCTGCCTTATATATTTGGTAGTCAAGAGCTGCCCCATATGCTGCTAGGAACAATATGATAACCGTAAGAGTTGCTAAAAAGTTTGTAAATAATTCCATTAGTCTTCGTCCTCCCAAAATAGGTCTGTTAGTACCTGCTCGAGTCCGTAGGCTTCAACTTCCCACGGGGTTTCTAAGTATTCTAGGTTGGAGCAGTCAACTTCGATCTCGCCACGGGTCCAGATATAGTCTATCGAGTTAATCTGGTTCCGTGCAAACTGTTTGGCGTGAACTAATTCGTGTGCAAGGTTGGATGCAAACTCGTGAGGCTCAAATTCTTCAATCGAGCCACAGTCCATACGAAAGTGAGTGGCTAGGTCTATCATTACACCTTTATCATCACCAGTACAAAGACCTGCAAACTGGCCTTTCTTCACAAATTTCCGTAAATTAATGTCAATATCAAAGTATGGTTGGTTATCACCAAACAAACTGTTGATACAGTCCTGCGTAAAAGCTCTCAGCTTTTTGCTGGGTTTCTTGCCTTCTATAAAATACGTTATCATTGCTTAGTTCTCCAATTTATAAAGTATTATACCTGTTTATAAGGGTTTTGTCAAGAACTATTTGGGATCTTGCCGTTTCTTCTCCCTGTTCTTTGCAGCAGCTTTCTTTCTCTGCTTCTTAGTAGTAGGCTTCTCATAGAACATTTTCTCTTTAAATGCCATAAGTACTCCACTATCATTAGTCTTGCGGCGAAAGAGCCTTAAAGCTCCTTCTACATTATCTCCTCGTACTTTAATTCTCATTCGTCATCATCCCATTCGTCTTTCTCTCTTAGAAATATCCACAAGAAAAGTAGGCCAATGATAAGGGTGATTTCGTTCTCCCCCGGCATCATTTAAACCTAAAGCCTCTCGCCTTGAGATAATTCACTTGGTTGCGTATTGCTTGTTCTGACCTATCAGGAATCATGTAACACATCTCGTCAATAGAGGCATGATAGTAATAGACGCTGAGCAATCTACGCTCCGCTTCAGACCAAGGTTTCTTTTTATATTTTTTCATTGGAGTATTATAATTGAAGACGGGTAAATTGTCAAGAAATTTTTCATTATTGGTGGTGAGTATAAAAAAATTATTCTTGACAAGCGTGGTCATTTAGGATATAATACGCCCATATTCAGAATTATTTTAGTCTCTAACTTGAAGAGACGTTTATTTAGTTCTTGACAACTTACTGAATGTTCAGTATAATGGTTTTTTAAAGATTGAGAAGCCATAAAAACGGAGAGTTATATGTTAGAGCTAGCAGTATTTTGCTTCTGTGTAATAGGAAGCGGTGTTACCTGCCACGCCCTCGGAAAGAAGGAGGGCATAGAGAGTACTATTGAACATCTGGTAGACGCAGGTATGTTAGAACTAGATGAGGAATAAGTATAACATAAGAACTACGCAGGTCAAGGACAAGATTCAGTATACAGTAATAAATACAGAAACGAAAAGAACCTATCTGATAACTAGTAGTTTAAAGATAGCACAAGATCATTTAACTTATTTAATAAAGGAACAATTCGATGCCAGCCAAGTTTAAAGAATCAGTAAAAACATTAATAGATCGCCAAGCTAAGAAGTACAAGACTACTCATTATTATATGCACGCTACTCCTACAGCAGAGCTACAGGAAGCATATAGCCGAGCACAGACCTTGCCTAAGCACAAGCAGCGTATTCGTAATGAACTAGTAAAGCGCAATGCACCATGGACAAGGTAGTAATCTATAGTAAGGACGATTGCGTTTACTGTGATAGATCTATCGCTTCTGCAAAGCAGTTAAATGCGGCCTATGGAGTTAAACTCGTAGTGTTAAAGCTACGAGAAGACTACACTCTAGAGGAGTTCAGAATGATCTTCCCTAATGCCACCACATTTCCTCAGATAGTAGTAGACGGAGAAAAAGCGGGCGGGTGGCAAGAGTTCACAGACTTAGTAATGAACACAGAATTTTAGGCATCTTAGACTCGCCTTTAAGTAGTCTATACGTTGGTCAGAGACCTAAGAAGACGGAGAAAGAAGTGATTGATAGAAAAGAGGCCGCTTGCTGGTATTGCAATGTGGTTACAGCCATAGGCTGTTTAGCCTTGCCTTTCGTAACCATTTACGCCAGCGCAATCTAAGGAGATAGCATATGAATAGAGAGAACGTAAGAAAGCAGTTAGAAACAGACGAAGGCGTAGTATATGAAATCTACGAAGACCACCTTGGATATGCCACATTTGGAATCGGACACTTAGTGAAGAGACTAGATCTAGAGCATGGTTGGAGAGTAGGAACCCCTGTTTCTGAAGAGCGAGTAATGCAAGCATTTGAGGCTGACTTTAATAACGCCGTTCGAGAATGCGCGATTCTCTATGATATGTGGAATACCTACCCAGAGGAAGTCCAAGAGATTTTAGTGAATATGCTATTTAATCTTGGGCGACCTCGACTTGGTAAGTTTAAAAACATGAAAAAGGCATTGGATTCCCGGTGCTGGACACTTGCTGCTACCGAAGGAAGAGACTCCCGTTGGTACGACCAAGTAGGCAATCGTGCTGAGCGATTGATGACGAGGCTAGAAAATGTTACAGATAATTAGTGCACTCGCAGGGCCGGTTACTGGACTGCTAGATAAGTTTATTGAAGACAAAGACGTAAAGAATCAACTGGCTCACGAAATTAGTACAATGGCAGAGCGACACGCTCAAGACCTCGCCAAAGGTCAGTTAGAAGTCAATAAGGTCGAGGCCGCACACAAATCAATGTTTGTAGCAGGCTGGCGCCCCGCAGTAGGTTGGGTATGTGTACTAGGTATGCTGTCTAACTTTATTGTAATTCCAATGGCTAACTTTGGCCTAGCAATCTCTGCTAGTGACATTGTGATACCATTAATCTCCACATCCGAGATGATGCCCGTACTCATGGGTATGCTTGGGCTAGGTGCTATGCGCACTGTAGAAAAAGTTCAGAAAGTATCCCGCGAGAAATAAAATAATTCTTGACAAAGTACTCTTTCTTTAGTATAATAGTTGTTCAAATTTAGAGAGAGTACTATGAGCGATTCCGACAACATATCAGAGACCTTAAATAGCATCTATGTAGATGCAACCAATCTTTTAAAAGAAGGAGTAGAGCCTCTAGAAATAGCCGCTTGTCTTATAAAAGTAGGTCTTACTTTCTACAAGACTGCCCTATCGCCAGAAGAATACGACATGATAGTTGACACTATCAGTGAAACACGGCATATGATAACAGACGGCTACAAAGACGAGAGCCCAGAAAGTAGAGTATTTCACTAATGAATTTATTCTACCTAGACGAAGACCTAGACAAATGTGCAGAGTATCATGTCGACAAACACGTTAACAAGATGATACTAGAAGCTGCACAGCTTATATGCACTAACCTATGGTTAGATCATTTATTTGGGTATATCCCTCGTAATATTACTAAAGAAGAGAATGCAGTTCTCCAAACAACTCGTAAGCAACAGAAAGAGTTGCCTATGGAGGAACGCATCTTCCCGTATCTACCAACCATGTTCAATCATCCTAGCTGTGTATGGGTTCGTACCTCTATGGAAAACTTTGCATGGACACACAACTATGCTAACGCTTTAGGTAGCGAAGCACACTACCGCTATGGTAGTACTCATAAGAGTCTGACTATGATTAATAATCTACCAGACCCACAACATATACCTGACATCGGCTTTACTGAGTTCGCACTCGCTATGCCAGAAGAACTAAGAGACACTAATGATCCTATACAATCTTATCGTAATTTCTATATGCTTGACAAAGGCGTATTCGCAGACTGGAAGTTCAGAAACAAACCCCACTGGTGGGACGAAGAGCTTGCAGACTACGAAAAAAGAATCTCTGGCCAGTAGACTTTGGAAGTGGCTAACCAGATACGTAACCTAAACAGGAAGTACCAAATGAGCAGTAATGTAAAACTAATATCAGCATCACACGATAATATGCTAGAAGATATTGCAATGATGGCTAGAGTATCAAACCCTAGTAACCAGTATAACACTGAAACTTCAGAGAAGTTAGTGCGGTATCTCATCAAGCACAACCACTGGTCGCCCTTTGAAATGGCTAGTATCACTCTAGAAATTAATACTACCAGAGATATTGCACACCAGATAGTTCGTCACCGTAGCTTCGCATTCCAAGAGTTCTCTCAGAGGTACGCCGACCCTGCGGCGATGGGTTATCCTTTCGAGCTTAGAGAGGCTCGGCTGCAAGACCCTGCTAATAGACAGAACAGTGTAGAAACTAATGATAGTTTGCTAGAGCAACATTGGATACAGCAGCAGAAACGTGTTATCGAATCAGCAGCTACTGCGTATAAGTGGGCACTTGATAACGGCATTGCTAAAGAGCAAGCCAGAGCTGTGCTTCCAGAGGGCTTAACAAAGACCCGTCTTTATATGTCAGGAACTGTAAGATCGTGGATTCACTACATAGACGTAAGAACTACACCAGGCACTCAGAAAGAACATATGGACGTTGCACGAGAGTGTGCGTACACAATTAATAAGTTCTTTCCTATGGTTAAAGACTTTGTCCACGACTAGAAGATGCCCTGAATGTTATCAGAACCTAGCCTATGAAGAAGCGTGGTTCGATAGCATACATATATGTTCCAATTTTACAGCAGGAACAAGCTATTACGAATCAAAGGAGCTATTAATGAGTAAAGATATTAGACAGTTGCGGGGTATATTGAGACAAGAAGGCGGAAGCCACTACCACACAGCAATTCAACCGATTGAGTACATCCATGCTAATGA